TTCTCCTAAACCAAGGTTTTGTAGAACCTCCGCCACCTTCCCTGCGCTCTTCACCTCCGCCAGCGCATTAGCGATCTGCAGATACTGCTGATGCGGATTAGCCGCAGCAATATGGTCGGCCAGCCCCTTATCCGCATACTGCTTCGCCTCAATCACCCCGTTGTCCACATACTGGCGCGTCGCCAGCACCACCGACGGGTCAATCTTCAGCGTGACCGCATCCGTGCTGTTAACGATGATAATCATGCGCACCGTCTGCGTACGGCCGCTGCCCTCCTGCAGCTGCGGCTTATAGGTCTCCGCGCAGTTGGCGACGGCAATCATCACGCCATCGGCGTCAAACAGGCCGATTTCGCGGATCCAGAAGCCACCTTCGTTCTCCGGGATAATCTGCTCGGCGATAATCTGGCTGCTGTTGTTGGCGTCGACGCTGAGGGAATTAAGCGCCGCACGGCGTTTTTCTCCCACCAGCCCGGTCTGCGAGGCATTGGGCGTCGGCAGCGAACCGCCGCCGTCGCCTACCGCCATCTCTGTGATTTGCAGCTTAGTGCCGAGCGCCGTGGCGTTCGCCAGCTTAGCCGCGCCCTGATTAGTCAGCAGGGCATAATATTTCGTTGTCATGTGCGCACTTCCGTCAGGTCAATTAAATGTACCGCTGTGCCGGTGTAGCCCGGCCCGTTCACGGTGATGATTTCAGGGGTATAGGGGTAAACCGTCAGCTCGTCGCCGCTGTAGCTGGCAGCAGCCACCGGCAGCGTTCCGCTGGAGTCCAGATTGATAGAGAGGCCGATCAGATGACGACTGCACGGCTTCGCGTCAGCAATTAACCGCTCCAGCTCGTTGTACATCTCCTCGGTAATCCCGGTTTCGAGCACGCCAACATCGAGGCGAAACGTGCCCGGAGCCTCGCCAGACTTCCACCACTCGGTGATGCGGATCAGATAGCCGAGCGGCTCCACAACGCGTCGCAGCGAGCCAATGGTGCCTTTATGGCGATGTACATACTCCGAGGCGGCCACGACGCTGCGTTTGGTTGCCTCGCTCCAGCCAGCGTCCCAGCGGTCCACCGACCAGGCCCAGGCGAGATAAGGCAGCAGTTCCACCGGACAGGTCTGCGCATTCCACAGCTGGCGCAGCGGGACCGGCATCGCCTCGATAGCGGCGCAGGCCCGGGCGGCCGCCACCTCCAGCGGCGAGGAGCCAGTCGGCAGCAGCCGATCACTCATCGGAACCTCCTACCGTGATGCTGTAGCCGCTGCACCAGGCGGCCTGAGTTTTATCCAGCACCACATCTGCCGCCGGCTGCGCCAGCTCAACGCGCTGTACGCCTTCCACATGCAGCGCGGCGTAGAGCGCCGACTGGCGAATATCGCGCCCCAGCCGCGACTGGGCGTTGATAAAGGCGAGCAGCTTCGCCTCGGCGGCGGCGCGGATCGGCTCCGCTTCGGGGCCGGGATAGAGAAACAGCGTCGCGTCAACGCGGTAGCTGACGATAGTCGCCGCCTGCACCTGAACGCGATCGGCGACCGGCCGCACATCCTCATCGTTAAGCGCGCTCGCCACGATTTCCAGCAGATCGGCAGGCGCGGAGCCGTCGCCTTCGCGGCTCAGCACGGTGATCACCACCTCCGCCGGCGCCGGACTGGTGGCGGAAACGTCCGCCACGCGTCCATCGGCGCTTTTGGCGTGATACTCATAGGCACCGCTCGGCCCCGCCACGCTCAGCCCTTCAAAGGCGGCGGCGATGCGCATGCGAAAGTTATCATCGCTCTCCATCACCGCCGCGGTCGGCGGCAGCGTGCTGTTGTCCGCCGCCCTAAGCGTCAGCCGGGTTACGCCGTTATTGGCGCCCAGCTGGTCGAGATCGGCGCCGGTCGCCCAGGCGACCATATTGGCTTTCGCCGCCTCGTTGATGCGCTGGCGCAGAATCAGCTCGCGGTAGGCGTTCTCCTGCAGCAGCTTCACCAGCGGCTCCGACTCCAGCGCCAGCGTGCGGGTTATCGCCGCCTGCTGCTCGGGCGGATAGAGGGAAATCAGCGTCGCCTTACGCTCGGCCAGCAGGGTTTCATAATCCAGCGCTTCCACCACGTCGGGCGCAGGCAGCTGGCTCAGGTCAATGGTTGCCATAGGTTCAGCTCACGGGAATGGTCAGGGAAAATTCTTGCGCCGTATCGCTGCGGCTGCCGGTAAGCTCTACCGTCATGCCGCCGTCATACGACGCCTCATAGCTGATAGCGCTCAGCTGAATGCGCGGCTCCCACTGCAACAGCGCCATATAGCAGGCGGACATAATTTGCAGGCGCAGCGCCGGGTTTTGCGGCTGGTCGATCAGCGCCGACAGCAGCGAGCCGTATCGGCGGCGCATCACGCGCGAGCCAAGCGGCGTGGTCAAAATATCGCGCACCGACTGCCGGATATGCTCCAGGTCCGTTAGCGCCGTGCCGCTGTCGCGGCTCATACCGAGATATTTTTCAGCCATTACTGCGGCCCTCCCGACAGATCGCCGCCCGACTTCACGCCGCCATGCTGATGGGCGTCGACCACGATGCCGTTAGAGCTCAGGCTGCCGCCGCTGTGGGTCACGTTGCCCTGCAGCGTGCCGCCGCCGGTTACCTCCAGCGTGGCGGTTTTCAGCTTTGCGCTGCACTCCACCAGCGGCGCGTCAAACAGAATGCGGGTTGACGCCTGGATGCGGGCGGTCTGAATGCCGCTCGCCTGCAGCGCCCCGCTCTGCGGCTCATACTCGATAACCGCGCCGTCGGGAAAGGCCCAGTGCAGCGCGTCAGCCGAGGCGGAAGGCGCGGGATGGCTGTCGGAAAAGATGCCCGGCAGGATAAAGCCGGTATTCAGCTCGCCGCCCAGGCTCAGCACCAGCACCTGTTCGCCGATCGACGGCGCGCTCCAGGCGCGGGAGCGTCCGGCGCGGGCGCTGAGCCACGGCAGCCAGCCGGTTTCAATGTCGCCGCTGCGTACGCGGCAGCGCCCGCTCTGGGGATCCACCGCCGAGACGGTGCCGATGCGGATAAGGTTGCGCAGCAGGCGCAGGATTTCGCTGATATGTTCGTTCATGTCGCTAGTGTTACCTCGGGTGCATGCGGCCAGCAACGCAGTGCCGACCGCTGAGAGATGACAGGACAGCTTTAGCGCTGCCACTCGCTGACCAGCGCGCCGTGCACCCAGAGCTGCAGCGGTGCCTCGTCGTTCGCGGGCGGCGTCGGCTCGCCGGGAAAGGTGACCTGCAGCGCGCTGTCCGCCTGCGTGACCTGCACGCGCTCGCTCAGCTGCAGGCCGATGCTGAGCGTGCCGGCGGCGTCGGACGCGAAGGTAAAATCGCTGCGCCGTTTCTCGGCGTTGCCCATCATCTCCGGCTGGTTATCACGCAGCCAGGCGAGCAGCGGCACGATAACCGCCTCGATATCCTGCTCAACGTCGGCGAGGGTTAATTCCAGCCGGTAGCGATACTCAAAAGAGAGCGACGGCGCGCTGGTCGCCACCACCGTTCCGGCGGCTATCGTCATGGTCAGCCGCTCCGGGTTTTGCTGAAGCAGCGGCACGCTGCGGTTCAGCGCCGCGCGTAGCTGTTGAGGTTTCTGCATCTTGTTGCTCCTGACACGCTTTAATGGTTTCAATCTGCAGCCCGCACGACACGAGCGCAGCCTCTAGCTGACGGTTATCTGCCGCCAGATCGCCCTGGGTTTGCAGGCTGTTGCCTGGCACTGGACAGCTGTTCACGCGCGGACAGCCAGCCCAGATAATCGCGGGCGTTGTCGAAGGCGGGACGGCTGTGCAGCCGGATAAGATCGTCAGGCAGAGCGGCAGCAGACCACTCGCGTAACGCCTGATTTGCATCGGTTTCCCTCGCTATATGCACTTCACGGTTGAGGGCGAGGCGGCTGGCACGGCTCTGCTGCTGACGCAGCGCCGCCTCGCGTTTGCTGTTTGCCTGCGCCTCGTCACTCAGGCGGGCAATGGTCTGGTCACGGCTGGCGAGATCGGCGGAGAGCGCGAGGCTGATGCGCTGCGCCTCGCGGAGCTGCGCCCCGACCTGAACAACGCGCCAGCCGGTGAGAGCGAGCGCCAGCAGCAGCGCCGCCAGCAGCGCGAGACAGAGGCGCGTCATACCACGCCTCGCAGGCACCAGGCGCGCTCCCGCTCGCGCCGCTGCGCCAGCCCGGCGCTTTTCACGCCGTTCACGTAGATCCAGCGCGGCAGCTGGTCGCACGCCGCGCGCCAGCGCTGCTGGTTGAGATAGCTCGCCATGGTTGAGCGGCAGGCGGCGTCGGTGCCGACGTTAAAGGCAAAGCTCGCCAGCGCGTCCCAGACCGGCTGCGGCATCGCCACCGGCACGCAGAGAGAGAGCTGGCGTTCGACACGTATCAGATCGTCCACCAGATTCACCGCCACCTGGCGCTCGCTGACGACGCTCTGCGGCGTCACGCCTGCGGTATGGCCGATGCCGTTGGTCCAGACGCCAGCGCTGCACTGATAGGGCGAGGTGCGGCAGCCCTCTGCGTCGGCCAGCAGCTGCAGGCCGCCGGAGGAGATTTTCAACGTAGAGAATGACGGCAGCAGCGCGGCGATCCCCAGTACGGTGGCCACGGCGCAGCGCTTTGCGTTCTGGCTCAGGATCGCCTCCCTGCGCGCTGGCGCTGAAGCTCATAGGTTTTGCGGCGGTAGTGCCAGTTGATAAAAAAGGTCGCCACGTTAACCATCAGGGTGATGACCGCCACGCCGGAGCCGACCAGAAAAGCGATATCCTGAATGGTGTGACGGCCCAGCCACATCAGAAACAGGCTGACCAGGTAGTTAATCAGCGAGCTGGTTTTCTCCATCTTCAGTCCCACAGATTGACGGTTTCGCCGGTGGCCGCGTCCGGCAGATCGGGCAGCGTCAGGGCATAGCCGTGCGGCAGCACCGCGCCGCGTTCGGCGAGGCCGGGATTGGCGGCGTAAACCTGCTCGACCGCCTGCTGCGTGCGGCCGTAGTAGCGATAGCAGATCTCATCGACCGTATCGCCCTGGAGCGCGTAGATATTCATGGCGATAGCTCCCCATCAGGCCCGCGGACGGGCACGCTAAAATTGTGCGTCACTGTTGTTGTTCCCCGTTGGAGGTAATGTCGGCCAGCCCGGCTTCGGGCCGGCTTTGCGGTTGCGTGCGGCGGCGCTTGCGCGTCATCCGGTCTGCTCAGTCTCCCCGCTGCAGGGCAATGGCTCAACGCCAGGCCGCCCGCTGGAATATGGGCAAACAGCGAGATCGCGGCGCAAAAAAAACGGCACCCTGAGGGTGCCGTTAGCGCTTCCAGCTGGCCGTCGCCGAAGGGCGAGCGCGTTATAAGGAAAGGATGAGAATCAGTCGCTGTTTGTGCCTTGAGCCGTCGTATCTCATCGCCATACCTGCATTGTTATTTGTTGGTGGGTATCGCGGAGAACGAAACGGCAAATTCCTTGTTCTTTATCATCATATCGCCGGCAATCTCGGCAATCAGAGCGAGGGCCACTTCCCGGTCGCGTTCCCTGCAAACTCCTTCAGTGGTCAGACGTGCAATGAGCTCGACGCGCTCAAGCATTACCTGTTCTTGTAAATCAGTATCCACTTTCCCTCCCCCATCTTATAACTGTATATCTATACAGTAGCACAGCATGCAATCTGATATAAAGAAAATTAAGGCCCGAATACCCTCCTCTTAGGCTATTGATATAGCGACTTTTTTGGCGGCGTTAGCGCTAAGCCAAATGAGTAAAAAAGGCGGAAAAAGCGCGTCAGGGTGGCGCGTTCTGGCTGTATAAACCGCCCTCGCCAGCCGGTTTTGCCCGGTTTTTTACTGTCGGTTCGGGCCAATGATTTAACCGCGCTAATAGCCCTGGCCGATGCGCTATCCGCGTACAGTTAATGACAGAACTCGAACTGCAGGCTGATGCGTTCTGCTCAACAGGGCCAGCCTCCGCTTTACGCTTCGGCACCAGCTTCCAGCTGACCAGTCGGGTCAGCAGCGGTTGCTTATCGCCCAGCGCGTTGAGGTAGACCCCTTTAATGCGCGTAATCTCTTCGCCCCAGCTGTTGCACTCCTCCGCCTGTTGATACCAGACGCGCACCGCCAGCTCATCGCGACGCACGAACGGGCCGCCCTGGACGTTCACATAGGTGGCCCAGTCGCCGCTGTCGGCCGCCGCGCGCGCCTCGGCCAGCTCTGCGCTCAGCCCCTCGCCCTGAGTCAGACGGCGCAGCTCACGCCAGACGGTCACCGGCGCGCCGCCGACAAACTGAAACTGGCGGATATGCCAGCGCCCCGCCCAGGCGGAAACCGCGGCGGCGCAGTCGCGCAGCGGCTCGCCGCTCTCGCTGTCGCGCTCGCCGTCGAGGGCATAGCCGTCGATGTTTTTGGCGATATATTTCGCGATATAGCCCGTGGCGCTGCCCTTTTGCGGGTCGATGGCGGTGGTGTGGAAGCGGGCCTTGCGCGCTTTTTCGCCGGTCAGCTCTTCGCTGTCCTGCTGGCAGGCATATTCCGTCAGGATCTGGCGCACCTGTGCAGCCTGCTGGGGGCGCATAAACAGCAGCAGATGCCAGTGCGGCGTGCCGTCATGGTGGGGTTCAGCAACGCGGATGCCGAACAGGCGGATCTGCTCGCGGTGCAGCCTGGCGCGCACCTTTTGCCAGAGCTGACAGAGGTAGCGCTGCGTCTCAGCGGGGCTGGCACCGCCCCATTTGGGGTTGTGCTGGCCGCTAGTGAGCGTGGCGTGATAGCGCGCCGGCGCGGTCAGGGTGCAAAACTCGCCGATGTAGCCCATCTCATTGCAGATCGTCTCAAAGCCGCGAATGCGCGTCATCAGCTCGCATCGGCGAATGGCGGGATTGGCAACGCTGCCGTCATGCTTGTCGATCAGGCTGATGCGGTTGCCCTCTTCATCTTCCAGCTCCATGCCCTGTAAAAAGTCGCGGGTGCGCCGCTTCTGCTCGCGCCATTCGGCAATGGTGGCGCGGCTGGCATAGGGCGAACGCGTCTTACTGACCTGCGCCAGCGCAATCTGCAGATGCTCGCGCCATTCGGCGGCGAGACGGCGCAGCCGCCCTTTCCACCAGCTTTCACCCTGCATGCGCATGATCGCCGGCGTCACCTCTTCCGGTGCGAAGAGGCGCGTGGTGACCTTCTGCCACAGCGGCGGCGTCTGGCGGAATTCGCGTGTAAGGGTCGCGGCGGTCAGATAGAGGGAGTGGCTATAGCGCCAGTCCGATTCGCCGCCGTTCTGCCCGTGCAGCTGCACCAGCTCGGCGAAGATAAAGCTGGCGATATCCCCTGCCAGCCGATCGACATCGGCGCGCGCCATATCGGGCAGCTGGTTAAAGCGGCGCATCAGCTCCCACAGCGCGCCTGCCGCCGCTGCGGCACCCTTTTCCTGCGCCGCGTGGCCGCACAGCCGCGCGGCGGTGCCGTGCCCCATGGCGCCGAGCCGATACTGCGCGCTGACCCGCTCCAGGCGCGGCAGCAGGCGTTCGGCGAAGGCGCCTGTCAGCCAGTCCGCGGCGCTGGCCGGGCCGCGCTCGCGTTCCAGCTGGCCGTGACGCAGCCTGACCACGCGCTGCACCAGCGACGGCTGCTGCTCCATCGCCTTCCAGGCCTGTGAGATCGCGGCCAGCCGGCGGCTGCGCTGCTGCATAGCGGCGTGCGTAGGATAAGGCGAGGCGATAGCCTGACGCGGCGCGCTCCACGGCCAGAGAAAATGCTGCACTAGCGGCCGCCCTGATAGTGGCGGCCGCGCAGCTCGGCGATCGCCTGGCAGGCGACGCAGCGGGAGACGCCGCTCAGGGCACGGCGGCGCGCCTCGGGGATCGCGCTGTCGCACGCCTCGCAGAACAAGGCGCTGACGCCTTTCGGCCGCTGCGTCACCGCAGCGATATCGAGCGCCAGCTGCTCCGCCTGGCGCTGCTGTTCAATGTCCATGCTATCGACCATCAGCGCAGCTCCTGTGCTTCATTGCGGTAGCGCTGCGCTTCATAGCGAAGCAGCTCGGCAGCCTCGATACCGCTCAGGCCCTGGCGGCCGATATGCGTCGCCATCGCGGCCAGACGGTTTGCCACCGCCTGCGCGCGACCTTTACGTTCGTCGTCGCGCGCCGCGCTGAGCAGAGCGTTCAGCGCATCACTGTCGGCGTTAAAATTCGGGTATTTCATCTCATCTCTCCTGAATGTGGGCAAAGGGAGGCCCGACGGGTTGACGTCATTGTTTTGCGGTTAAGATCGATTATTCAGACAGATACTGGTCGGCGTCGGAAAAGGGACGCGGCATCAGCCTGCCCCAGCGCACCATTTTGTTCATGGCGGCAATAATCAGCGCGCGCCGCGCCTCATCGAAAGATTCAAAGGCGTTGCCCACCTCCTGAAGCCGGAAGCTGCCGGGGCTTTCCCGGTTCGCCAGCGTCAGCACGCAGAACTTAAATTCATCGCTCTGCCGGTTAAAGGCGACCAGCGCCGGATTACGGCTGTCGCTCCGCATTCGCCGCCAGCTTTTGCGAAACTCATCGAAGCTCATGGTCGCCGCAGGTTCAGACGGGCTATTCATCATAAGTGAATCAGACTGGCTGAAAATTAACAGAAAAAGAAAACAGCGTTTTCGCCGCGCTCGCTGGCCCCTTTTGCCCCTCTTCTGCTGCTGCGGCTGGTGCGCAGGGCGTCGCGCGCAGCCAGGCTAACAGGCGGTTTGCCTGAGCAAAAAGGGGCGAAACAGAAGATTTAACGCTGATTCGTAATAAAAGGAGCGCAGCTATGGCATTTGTAATATCAGGCCTCATAGGGCATCATCTCCAGTTAACCAAATGTCAGTCATATGCGATAACATTCACAACGCAGTGATGCTAATTCAAATATGTTAGTAACACAAGAGGAAGCTCAAAAATGTTAGTCACTAATTTTAACGGGAGCGGCGGGGCTATCCTCGACAGGCTGATTCAGGCCTATGGGTTTAAACAGAAATCGCAATATGCAGAGCATGTCGGTCTCTCTTCGAGCAACCTGGCAATGCGTTATAAAAGAGACGCTTTCCCGGCAGATCTGGTGGTGCAGTGCCTTATCGACACCGATGCGGAGCTGAACTGGATCCTCTACGGTCAGGGTAATCCCCCCAGCGCGGTGCAGGCGCTGACGGCGGAAAAAGGCAGCGAAAGTCACCCGATGAAGAGTCTTAACGATATCGAACGGGTAAAGTTAACAAATGGTGAACTCGCGCCTGTCGATTTTGTGACTCTGGAGAGCAAGCTGTTCCTTGATAAGGTCGCGCCTCACAGCAACCTGCTGGCGGTGATTGAAGGGGAGCAGCAGTACATCGTTAACCGCAGCTTTAAGGCGGTGGTGGACGGCAAATGGCTGCTGGATATTGAAGGCATGGCCAGCCTGCGTAACCTTTCGCGCCTGCCCGGCGGCCGGGTCAGAATCAGCGGCGGCGACGCAGAATTTGAATGCGCGCTGAACGAGATTTCCGCCACCGGCATCGTTGTGATGACCTTAATTTAATGGAGCCGCGTTTCGCCTCAGCGAACCGAACTGACAGATGAGATCCAGACTGACCCTTATCCTTCCGCTTCTCCTCCTCTGCGTAGCCGCTGCCTGGTACTGGCTGACGCCGCACTACAGCAAAGAGGATGAGGCTTACTACACATCGGTGTTCTGCGCGATTCATCATGACGACAGCCGCCGCTTTGTGGCGGATATGCGCACGGTTATCGAAGGCGGTAACTCCGACTATGCGCTGCAGAAAACCCACTTCCAGCCGCGCCTCGGCGAGCACATAGCGGAGGCCTGGCAGAAGCTGAGCGCCGGGCAAAAAGCGCAGGCCAGCGCCGACGCCGCCCAGTGCCGCGCCCTGCTCTCCGCCGCGCTGAATTAA